ACTGGTTTCGCTGATCATCGACCACCGCGAGGCGTGGCTCTTTGGCACGAACTCGGTTGAGGTCTGGTACGACGCCGGCCTGCAAGACTTCCCGCTCCAGCGCATCCAAGGCGCGTTCAACGAGATTGGCTGCATCGCCCCGTACTCTGTCGCCAAGCTCGACAACGGCATCTTCTGGCTGGGCGCTGACGCCCGTGGCCGAGGTATCGTCTACCGGGCCAACGGTTACACGGGTGTTAGGGTTTCTACTCATGCCGTTGAGTGGCACATCCAGCAGTACGCCAACATGGGCGACGCCGTGGCCTACACCTACCAGCAGGACGGCCACAGCTTTTACGTGCTCAACTTCCCCACTGCCAACACGACCTGGGTGTATGACGTTGCGACTAGCGCATGGCATGAGCGTGCCGGGTTTGTGGCGGGCGAATTTACCCGCCACCGCAGCAACTGCCAGATGTCGTTCAACAACGAAATTGTTGTGGGCGATTTTGAGAATGGCAACATCTACGCGTTTGATCTGGACGTCTACGCCGACAACGGCAGCATCCAGAAATGGCTGCGCAGTTGGCGCGCGATACCGACCGGCCAAAACACCTTGAGGCGCACGGCGCAACACACGTTGCAGCTCAACTGCGAATCTGGCGTGGGCTTGAACGACGGCCAAGGCAGCGACCCGCAGGTCATGCTGCGCTGGTCCGACGACGGCGGCCATACGTGGTCGAACGAACACTGGTCTGGCATGGGCAAGATTGGTCAGTATTACCGCCGCGTCTTTTGGCGCCGTCTTGGCATGACAGTGAAGTTGCGCGACCGCGTGTACGAAGTGTCAGCCACTGATCCGGTCAAGATCGCCATCATGGGCGCTGAGCTACTGGCAAGCGGAACCAATGCCTGAATTTATCAATGCCACTAACATCACGCCGCCGCGTGTCCCGCTGATTGATCAGCGCACGGGGCTGATGTCGCGTGAGTGGTATCGATTCTTTCTTAACTTGTTCAACCTGACAGGCGGCGGCACCAACGCTACGTCGCTGGTTGACTTGCAGCTTGGGCCGCCGCCAGTTGTTGGCGAGGACATCGGTGGCATCAACATCGACATCGAGGCCCTCAAGCAACAGCCGACGCAAGAGTCGGCCATCGAGCAGATTGCGCAGATCGACAAGCAACTGAACGCGCTTGAGCAAACGCCGCGCCCTGAGCTTGGCACCATGGCGCCGCTCCAACAAGACAACGTGCCTTGGCTGACGTTCAATGTCGCGCCGTTGCCCGTGCCTACGGCTGTGGGCAGCATGTACTGGGACGGCGGCACGACGATGGGTGTGCAGGCCACGGCCAACGTCTTGATCCGTATAGGCGAGGCTGAGTATGTCTACGCCAAGGCGTCGTCGGCCGTTACCAAGGGTCAGCTCTGCTACCACACCGGCGCCGTGGGCGCGTCTGGCGTCATCACCGTAGCTCCCACGCCGCTGGCGTTGGCTGACCCCAACCAGATCGTTGGCGTGGCCGCTGAGACAATCGCGCTCAACGGCTTTGGCTTGATCCAGATTAGCGGCGTTTTGCGCGGGTTCAACACGACCGGCAGCAGCGTCGGCGAGACGTGGGCGGACGGCGACCCGCTGTATTACAACCCGGCGTATGTAGGCAGTTTTACCAAAACTAAGCCGTCAGCACCTAACCAAAAGACCTACATTGGTGAGGTGACCAACGCTGGGTCTGGTGGCTCCGGGTCCATACACATTCGCATCGTGCCAGGCTCTGTGCTAGGCGGCACGGACTCCAACGTGCAGTTCGGCACGCTGGCCAACGGCGACCTGATCCAGTACGACAGCGCGCTTCAGTACTGGAAAAACGTCACGCCGGCGTCGGTTATCGCCGCCGCTGGCGGGCCGCCCGTCACCAAGACGGCGGACTTTACGGTGGCGGCCAGCGAGACTTGGCTGATCAACAACAAGTCAGGGTCAACCTGCACGGTGACGCTACCCGCCCCCTCAACCAACAGCGGGCGCACCTTGCATTTTCAGAACTACCAGGCGCAGACGCTGGTGTCAGCTTCGAGTAATGTTGTGCCTTTGGCCGGCGGAGCGGCAACAACGGCCATCCTGAGCGCCGTAGCGGGCGCTAACGCCACCCTTGTGTCTGACGGTACAAACTGGATAATGACGCAATACATCTCGAACAACGCACTACTTTTGGAGTAATAACATGACTGTAACCGTCAAAGTGCTCATTCCGGCAAAGACTGCCGAGAATAGCCAAACGACCCAATACACAGCGTCGGGCGTGACCACGATCATCGACAAGTTCACCGCGACCAATTACAACGCCGCTGCGGCGACCATCAGCGTGAACCTAGTGACGGCTGCCGACACGGCTGGCAACCAGAACTTGATCACCAAAACCAAGACGCTCCAGCCGGCTGAGGTCTATACTTTTCCTGAGATTGTCGGCCAGGTCTTGGCACCGGGCGGGTTCATCTCTACAATCGCCGGAACTGCATCTGCAATCAACATCCGCGCCAGCGGTCGCGAGGTGACACAATGAGCTTTTGGACTGACTTACGCGACACTGTTGAATCAGTCGGTGTTGCTGTTGGCAACTATGTATTGCCTGGCTCGGCTTTGATCACCAAAAACTTGGTTAGCGAAGGCGCGCAAGATCAACTTAATTCAACCGTTGGCCAACTCGCGCTGTTGGGTGGTGGCGTTGCTGGCGGCGTTGCGGGTAATCTCGACAATTACAGCACGGCCTACGACAAGGTAGCTGGCCTGTTTGGCGGTGGCGGAAGCGCAGGTGTGACTGGCCAGCAAGCCGTCGATGCGTTCAACGCGGGCAAGATTAGCGCGGCTGAGTTTGAGGCGATCGCCAATGGCGCAGGCACGACCAGCCAAGGATTGTTGAGCGGCGCTGGCGGCGCATTGACTAAGTATTTAACCCCGGCGTCCATTCTGGCTAGTGGCGCGTTTGGCGCCAGCGCCGCGCAGAAGGCTGCCACGACGCAAGCCGAGGCGCAAAGCCAAGCCAATCAATTGCTATACAGCATGTACAAAGAGCAGCAAGGGCTGCAAGAGCCATGGCGTCAGGCTGGCCTGCGCGCGCTGCCCAAGGTCGAGCAGATTGCAAGCGAGTACAAGCCGTTTACGCCCAGCGAAATGTACACCGACCCTGGCTACGCATTCCGTTTGTCTGAAGGCCAGAAGGCGCTTGAGCGTAGCGCTGCTGCACGCGGCGGTCTGCTGTCCGGCACCACTGGCAAAAATCTGTTGCGCTACGGCCAAGAGATGGGCAGCCAAGAATACAACGCCGCTCGCAATCGTTACATTCAAGACTACGCCAACAAGCTAAGCGCGCAACAAACGCTGGCCGGCTATGGCACCGGCGCCACGAACGCGTTGGCAAACGCCGCCGGCCAGTACGGCTCGCAAGCAGGCGCAGGTATCACCAACATCGGCGCGGCGCAGGCTGCTGGCCAAGTCGGCCAAGCAAACGCTTTGACTGGCGCGTTGGGCACTGGGCTGAACTACATGGCCAACCAAGATTTGGTCAACGCATTGACCCGCCGCTCGGCCTACGGCAACCCGACCGCGTAAGGAGCGAATATGCCTATTGATCCATCCATCGCCCTTGGCGTGCGCCCGCTAGAGGTTGCCAATCCGCTGAACCAACTTGCGCAAGTGTCGCAAATTCAGTCGGCGCAACGTCAAGGTGAAGTTGCGCAAATGCAGCTCGAGCAGTTGAAGCAAGACCGCGACGAAATGACCAAGCTGCAACAGGAATTGGTTGCTAAAGGTGGCAGTCCTGATTTGCGCGCTTTAGCCACTACTTTGCTCAAGTCGCCTAAACACGTTGCGCAGGGCATTGAGCTGCTGCAAAAGTTGGACGAGCAAGACAAGTACGAAGGTGTGCTGAAAAAACTGTATGGCGGCGGCGCTGCTGCCGCGCCGGCTGCCGCGCCGATGGCGCCTGCCATGCCCGGCACGTTGGGCTCTGGTACGTTCGGCGCTATGCCCGCGCCCGCCGCTGCGAATGCGTTGGCGCCCGCCCCCACCGCGCCTGCTGCGCCAGCAAACGCGTTGGTAAACCAGCCCAACTCAGCTACTGATTTAGAAGGCAAAATCGCCATGTTGGCGCCGTTTGCGTCGCGCCCTGGCGTTAAAGAGCAGATTGCTGGATTGCAGGCACAACTTACCGAGCTGCGCAAACCGATTGTGGCCGCCGCAGGCTCTACAATTTACGGTCCTAGCGGCAACATCATTGCTAATGTGCCGGCGCAACCGACTGAGTTGCAACGCAACTATCAATACGCCAAGAGCCAAGGGTTCCCCGGCAGCATTTTTGATTACGAACGCGAAATTAAATTGGCAAGTCGCACGCCTGCGCAACCGACAGCGCCGGTCGCTGTGGTTGATGAGACTGGCAAGACACGCTACGTTAGCCGCGAGGAAGCTATTGGCAAAGGCATGACGCCCGCCTCTGCGTTTGAAGGTCTAACACCTAAGGAAATTCAGAAGCGAGAAGCTGCGCTGCCGCAAGCTAAAGCCTCCGTATCAGGGTTTGAAAGTAAAACCGACCAGTTTATTAAAGAGCTGGAAAAGTTGCGCGATGACGAAGGTCTTGACCAAATTACAGGGCCGGTATACGGTCGCACGCCTAGCGTAAGCCGCGCAGGTAGCCGGGCGCAAGCGTTGTATAACAAGATTTTTGCCAAGGGTGGTTTCCAAGGGCTGCAAGATTTGCGTGAAGCATCTAAAACTGGCGGCGCGCTGGGCAACGTATCAAACGAAGAAGGACGCCGTTTGGAGGCATCAGTTGTTGGTGGTTTAGACCGCACGCAAAACATCGCAGACGTCAAGCAGGGCATTAACGATCTGATTGAAGACTTAAAAGCATCCAAGGCACGCGTTCGCAACACGTTTGACGACACATACCAATATAAGACTGAGCGCCGTGGCGGCGCTGGTCCAGCCGCATCTGCACCTGATCCGTTGGGGATTCGATAATGGCAACACTCGCTGAAGTCCGCGCGCAATACCCCCAGTATTCCGATATGTCGGATACGGCGTTGGCTGACGCGCTGTACAAGAAGTTCTACTCCGACTTGCCCCGCGCAGATTTTGACGTCAAAATCGGGCTCAAAACCGAACCACCCAAAACCGGCGCCGATCTGATCCCCGGCCAATCTGTGCAGGCGCCCCCCGCACAAATTATCGGGCCGCGTAAAGGCCAAGGCGGTATGCTAGGTGAGACGCTGGGCGGTTTGATTGAAACACCCATTGCAGTGGGCGCTAGTTTGTTGAGCGGCCCCGTCACATATTTGTCCGGCGCTCTTGGGCCTGAAGCACAACGCAAAGTCGCTGGCGCTATTCAGTACGAGCCACGCACGCAGATGGCCCAGCAGACACTGGAAGCCATCGGCCAAGCAGCCGAAGCGGCCAAGCTGCCGCCGTACATGCCGGCCAGCAATCTGGCCCGTACCGTGCCTTCTGCTGCTCGAACAGTTGGCAGAGCGCTGGGTGAAGAAGGCGCTTTGGTGCGCGAGTCTGTCGCCGCGCCGCTGGCCGCCCGCGCCGAGCGAGTGCAACAGCAACGCATCCGTGAAAGCCAGATCAACGCGCCGCGCATCGACGCTGCCAAGGACGCGTTGGAGCTGGGTATCGCTCTTAATCCGGCGGTGTCTAACCCGACCAAGGGCAACGTGCTCAAGTCCCGGGTTGTCGGCACTGGCAACCTGGACGCCAAGCTGGCCGAGCAAAACCTGCCCAAGTACACCTCCGCCGCCAAGCGCGACATGGGGCTGCCTGACACGGTGAAGCTCGACGCCAACGGCTTTGAGCAGGCCCGCAGCGCACCGGAGATCAGCAAACCATACGAAACCGTGCGCGGCATGAAGTCGCTGGCGCCTGATGACGCCACGTACACGCAGCTGGACGCGCTGCGCGTGACGCCGCTGGTGGGCGATACTGGCCAAGCCGCTGCGGCCAATGCGCTGCTCGACGCGGTAAAGCAACAGCTGAGCGCAGGCGTCGATGGCCGCACGCTGGTCGACAGCATTCGCCAGCGCCGCCGTGAGGCCCAGGCTATATACAACCAGCAGTCCAAGGGCGTCAACCCACCGTCACCGGAAGCGCTGGCCAAGGCCGACATGAACATGGGCGTGGCAAACGTTCTCGAGGGCATGATCGAGAACAACATCACGAACAACCCGACGTTGCTGGGCGACTTCCGCAACGCCCGCGCAGCCATGGCCAAGACGTATGACTACGAGCGCGCCACGAACTTCGCTACCGGCAACATCGATCCGCAGATCATTGCCAAGATGGCCGAAGAAGGCAAGCCGATGTCTGGCCTGCTGGCCAAGATCGGTAACGTCGCGGCCAACTTCCCCGAGGTGTCTCGCGCCAACGTAACCGGCAAGACGCAGTGGGGCGAGAAGATCACGCGCTCGAGCCCTGGCGGCACGGTGGGTGCCCTTGCTGGCGCGCCGTTTGGCCTGCTGGGCTCTATCGCTGGCGGCGTTGTCGGCGCTGTGGGCGGCAACATCCTTACCGCTGCCGAAGCACGTCGCATGGCCACGCCTGGCTATCAGGCCAAGTACGCAGTGCCCAAGGACTACCGTCCGCCGGTCAACAACTTGCGCCCGGCAGAGATCAATTACGGTCCGAACCAGTTGGTGCCGTATGACTTTGCGCAGTCTGTGCTGACGCCTGAGCAGGCGCCCTACCAGCCGAACTTTGTTTTCGGTCGCGGTACGCCTGACGTTCGCACCGGCCTGCCCGAGACGCCGCCGTTGCTTGGCGCGCCGTCGGCTGAAGGCACCATCAACGCCTTGCGCGCTGAGGACGTACGCCGCGCGGGCGTGTCCCGCGCCTTGGGTCAGGAGGCTGAGGCCCGCGCTGCGGCTGCCGAGGCCGCTGCACGCCGCCCGGCCACACGCGAGGTCATCCTTGACTTTGACCCGGTTACGGGGCGCTACCGCGAGGCCAGCCAGGGCATCAAAGGCGCTACGCCCGAGACGTTCCAGCGTCTGTCGGCGCTAGACGACGCGGCCAAGAAAGTCACCGAGGGTAGGCTGTTCGATTTAACGGCAACCGAGAAGGTTGCCTGGGACAAGGCCACGGTGGACATCAAGCAGTTGGGCGAAGGTTTTGCCAAGCTCGACGACAAAGCCATCGCTCAGAAGATGATGGATCGCAAGTGGGTCGAGGGCGCCATTACCAAGGCACGTCAGCAAGAGCAGGCGTTTGCCGACATCGCCGCCCGCGCGCAGAACGAGCGCATGCGCCAGGAGGCCCTGGCCAAGCGCGAACAGATGATGGACCTGCTCGACACCCTCGAAGCCCAATACGCCAAGCCGCGCCCGACCTCTGGCGGCGGCCAAGGCCCCAAAACCCGTGCTGCCATCCGCAACCAGCTGGTCGGCGGCGAAAAGAAAAACAACCTTGCCCCGTAAACCATGGACTACCAAGTACTTTTCAACATCGCCGTGGCTGTGGCTGGCTTCTTCGGTGGCTGGACACTGAACCGCATCTACATGGCTATCGACCGCTTGGACAACGACGTGCGTGCGTTGCCAACCCACTATGTCGCCCGCGATGACTATCGCAACGACATGAAAGACGTCCGAGAAATGCTCGGGCGTATCTTTGACAAACTAGACGGAAAGGCCGACCGATGAAACCCTACATCCTTGCCCGACTGAAAGAAGCCTCCACTTGGCGCGGCATCATCCTGCTGCTGACCGCCGTGGGCGTGCCCGTGGCCCCGGCCATGGCCGACGCCATCATCTCTGTGGGTCTGGCAGTCGCCGGCCTCATCGGCGTCGCTGCGCCTGACGCATGAACTTCGACACAGCTTTTGAAAAGCTGGTCGGGTTCGAGGGCGATTACAGCAACGACAAAGATGATCCCGGCGGTGCAACCCGTTATGGCATTACTGAGCAAGTTGCCCGAGAGAACGGATACAGCGGGTCCATGCGCGAGCTGCCCCTTGACTTTGCCAAGGCTGTTTACAAACGCAAGTACTGGGACGCCATCCAAGCAGATGCGCTGCCTCCAGCAGTGCGATACGCGGTCTTTGACAGCGCGGTCAACTCAGGCGTTGGTCAAGCCACCCGCTGGCTCCAGCGGGCGCTAGGCGTCAAGGACGATGGAGTGATCGGGCCTCGAACCCTGGCGGCAGTCGCTCAAGCAACGCCCGACGGGCTTCTGCGCCGGTTCCTTGGGCAGCGGCTGGTGTTCCTGACAACGTTGCCGAACTGGCCGACGTTTGCGAAGGGCTGGGCTCGCCGAGTGGGCGACCTTCTGATGTCCTGAGCACGGCGCGGTACGCCGCCAGCGCATCCTTCAGCTCGCACTGCAACTGCTGGATGCGGTCATCTTGCTCCTGCATCTTAACGTAGGCGTCGTGGGCGAACTTTGCCAGGTTGTCAGGGCTCCAAGTCTCAAACTGTGGCATGGTCATCTTAATCATTTCGTTCCTGTTTGCTGGGTGCGTCGCATTCGGCGCGGGCTCGCTTGGACGGCTTGACGACGACGCGTTCCTCGGTAGTGAAACAGTGCTCGTTGGCGCAACAGCGCCGGCGGTAAACGTAGGTGCCTCGGCTGCGCGTCTCTTTCACGTCAGTCCATGCACCGCACTCAGGGCACTTCATTCCTCGCCTCTGATGTAGCGTCCCAGCCGATAGATCGACGCCTCGTAGCGGTCGCACATGGCGCTGGCGTACTCTTTGGCTGACTGCGCCTCCAACAGCTTGCGTTTGCACTCCTCGTACTCACGCACGGCCAGCACCTCAGCGCTAGGCGGTTGGAACAACTCACGAAGTTGAGCGATAAATTTCATTTGACTGCCTCCTGTAAAAGTTCGATACGTTCTCTGGCCGTGCGCAGCGCCGTGTAGCGCTGGTGCAGCCGCTCAAGAAAGGTCACCCGACGCGCGCCAGCGCGCTCGGCGTTGAGCAGGTCAAGCACCTGCTGCTCGGTGAGCAGATTTAGCTTCTTGTTTAAGTCTCTCCAATTCATTTCGTCGCTCCAGGTCAATGAGTTGATTGGTCAGGCGCAGCATCAGCCGCTCCGCCTGGTTGTATTGCCGCACCGCGATGCGCAACTGCGCCTTCGTGGAACGTATCCGGTCTTTGATTGTGTTCATTTGAGATACGACTCCTGAAAAGATTTAAGTGCTTTGCCATATTCTTCGGCGATAAACAACGCAAGTTTTTGTGTTGACCATAAAAATGCTCGATGCTTACGAAATAGTTTTTGTTGCCGGCGTCTAATGTGTCGAAGTTTCATTTCAAACTCTCCATGGCTATGTCAGATAGCGTTCGTTTGTCTTGTAGTGCGGCGAATATGCGCTCGTCCACGGTGCCTTTGGTCAACAAGACGTAGCACCAGACGTCATGTCGCTGGCCGCTGCGGTGCAGTCGACCGATCGATTGCTCGTACAGCTCGAGGCTCCATGGCAGGCTGAGCCAGACAAGGTGGCAGCCGCCGTGCTGGAGGTTGAGCCCGTGGCCGGCGGACTTGGGGTGCAGACATAGTAGGCGTACACGTCCGGCATTCCACTCGTCAATGCTCTCAACTGTTCTGGCGTCAGGGAAACGTCGCTTGAGTTCATTCAGTTCCTCGATGTAGTTGTAGAAGACGATCGTGTTGGCGTGCTGGTTCTCGTCCAACAGGTCGGCCAGCGCGTCGAACTTGTGCGACGACAACTGCATGGCGCCCTGGTCGGTGTAGATGAAACCGCTGGCCAACTGCTGGAGCTTTTGCGTGACGACGGCAGCGTTCTGAGCGATGGCCGCCAAGTCGTCACCGAATTGCACCACGAAGTCTTTTTTCATGGTGTTGTAGTCGGTCATCTCCATCTCGCATTCCACCGGCACCGTGTGCAGGGGCGGCAGTTTGTCCTTGTACTCGCCAGGCTCCAGCACGAAGGTGGCCGGCTTGATGCGCGCCATCACCTTCTCGAGCGATCCTTGCATCGGCTCCCACTCGGTGTGCGTCCCACGCACGCGCTGCCAGAAGTACTGCTGCTGGAAGGCGCCTTTGCTGCGGCCAAGCAACCGCTGGTCAATGATCTTGCACTGCCCGAACACGTCCTCGAGACCGTTGCTAGTGAAGCTGCCGGTCAGGCCCCAGCGCACCTGGAATTGGTCGATGACTTTGTTGAGCGCCTTGAAGCGTTGGCCGCTGGGGTTCTTGAGGCGTGTGAGTTCGTCGAACACGATGCCAGTCACATGCGATAGGTCATGCTCGGCAAGCCATTGCAAGTTGTCGTAGTTGGTCACCACAATGTCAGCGCCAGAATAAAGCGCGGTCAATCGATTCGTTGGCGTTCCCACAGCCACGGCAAGTTCTAGCTTAGGCGCCCACTTGGCCGCCTCGATGGGCCATACGCTCACGCAGACGCGCTTGGGCGCCAGCACCAGCCAGCACGGGACATGGCCCTCACGCACCATGTCTCGCATGGCCGTCAGCGTGATGGCAGTCTTGCCGGCACCGACGGGCGCCAGCACCATGGCGCGGTCGTGCTCGAACAGGAAGTCAGCTGCGGCTTCTTGATACGGCCTTAACGAAAGCATCAACTTCTTCCTTGGACTTTAATACTATGTAGTTCTGACCCAGGCGCTGCATGTTGCGGGCAAACACCTCTTGCAGTGGGGACAGCACGCCGTGCGCGGCTTTGAGTTCAACGAAGACGACGCCGCCCTCGGGCAGCACGACGATGCGGTCGGCCACGCCCCGGTGCGCAGGGCTCACGAACTTGTAGGCGATGCCGCCGATCTCTTTCACCTTCTTGACTAGGTACGCCTCGATTGCCGCTTCTTTCATTGCTGTATCTCCTTTTCTCCGCCGCGAGTATACACGTAAAAAAGTTTTGCACAAATTATTTTTCTGTGCTATGCTGGAGGCTCATCAACTAAAGGAGAGTAGAGTGCAACATTCAAATATCGTTGGCGGTTCGACCGCCAAGCGCGTCATCAACTGCCCCGGCTCAGTGGTGCTGGTGCAGAAGATGCCACCCCAAGGCAGTAGCAAGTACGCTGACGAGGGTACGCTCCTGCACGACACCATCGCTGACGTGCTGCACCACCTCAAAGAGCCCGAGGACTACCTGGGCCGCACCTACAACGATCAAGTCTTGACGCAAGAGCTGATTGATGAGAAGCTGCGCGTAGCGTTGAGCCTGCTCGACGAAGTAGACCCTAACCAAGAGATGGTGTATGAAGTCGAAACGCGTGTCGGCTTTGGTGACATTCTTCCAGGTGTGTTTGGAAGCACTGACCTTATTGGCCGTATTGGCAGCCGGGCCATTGTCCTTGATTGGAAGTTTGGTGATGGTGTTGCTGTTGATGCTGACGAAAACCCCCAGCTGATGTTTTACGCAGCAGCGGCCATGCGCACGCCCGAGGCCATGTGGGCGTTTGAGGGTGCAACCGAGATCGAGTGCATCATCATCCAACCACCCGTCATGCGCCGCTGGGTGACAACGCCAGAGCGCATCGCCAAGTTCGAGCAGCAGCTGGTGGCCGCTGTCAAGACGGCCTTGAAGCCGGGCGCCCCGCTCGCCACTGGCGACCACTGCCGCTGGTGCTCCGCCAAGCCCATCTGCCCGCAGATGAACGGCGCGATAGAGCGTGAGACGCAGCGCGTCGTGTCGCTACTGACGCCTGAGGAGCTGGGCGCGTGCCTCAAGCGCGCGGAAGACCTCGAGACATACATCAACGACCTGCGGGCGCTGGCCTTCACAGTGCTCGAGAACAATGGTACAGTGCCAGGCTACAAGCTCGTCGCCAAGCGCGCTACACGGCAGTGGCGTGACGACAAAAAAGCAGTCGAATGGCTGAAGACGCAAGGCGTCCTTAGTCCATTCAAAGAACCCGAGGTGCTTTCTCCGGCGGCAGCAGAGAAGGCCCTCAAAAAGAGCAAGGTGGCGTTGCCTGACGATCTCGTCGTGGCAGTGTCATCGGGCAGCACCTTGGTGCCGGAGAGCGATCCCCGGCCTGCGGCGCTTCAAATCGGGAAGCAGTTAACTGCGGCCCTTTCTAAACTAAAGTAAGGACTATCATGTCAAATCTCGTAAAGTTCTCTCAAGCCAACCTGCCTGCGGTGTCTTCTCTGTCCACCGCCTTGCGTCAGCTCGAAGTCGATGCCGGCCCCGGCGCCACGGTGATCCTCAAAATGGATCGCACGGGTCACTGGGTCTTTGGCGCCGATCAGACTGAGGTCGAGCCCGACTCGCAGTGGGCCGTCAATCCCTTCTCTTTTGTCCATGGCTACATTGCCTGGGGCGATGGTGAAGTGCTTGGCGAAAAGCTCGTCGGCGTGGCTATGCCGCTGCCTGAGCTGGAAGCCGCGCCTCCTGGCGCCAAGAAGGGCTGGGAAAAGCAAGTCGGTCTGTCTCTCAAGTGCATCAGCGGAAGCGATGAGGGCATGGAAGCGCGTTATACCACGACGTCTGTCGGCGGTATGAAGGCGGTCCAGGCACTCGCCGTGGCCATTGCTGCGCAGGTGGACAAAGACCAGACGAAGCCGGTGGCGGTGATCACGCTGGACAAAGACCACTATCAACACAAGAGCTACGGGCGCATCTACACGCCAGTGTTCAAGGTTGAGGACTGGATCAGCATCAACGGCGAAGACCAAGCCGAGGAAGCTGAGCCCGAGGTCGAGGCAGCGCCTGCCGCACCGACGCGCCGTCGTCGCTCCGCTGCGTGAGGTCGTCATGCAGATCGACCTACACGTGAGTGAGATCAACGCCGCCATTGCCCTGTTCTCAGGCTTGGCGGAGAAAATTCGTGAGCAAGCCATTGCACAATCGACCCCGCCCGTGCCCCCACAAGAGCCGGTGTCCGAGGTCGAGAACGCTGGCGGTACTGACTAACGAATCGGGGCCGAAAGCGGATGCTGGCGCGTCGGGGGCATCCGACACAACGGTGCAGCGAGTAGGCCCCACCTATACCATGTCAATCCTCTGGATCGATTTTGAAACCCGCAGCCGGTGCGACTTGCCCGAGGCTGGGGTGTACAACTACGCGCAGGACGCGAGCACTGACGTGCTGTGCATGTCCTACGCCTTCAACGACGAGGAGGTGCGCACCTGGGTGCCCGGTGAGCCCTTCCCCGCCCGCGTGGGGCGTCACACCGGCCAGATCAGGGCGCACAACGCCGCGTTCGAGCGCTTGATCTTCTGGTACGTGCTCCAGATCAATTACGACCTCGAGCAGTTCTACTGCACCGCCGCGCAGGCCCGCGCCAACTGCGCCCCTGGCTCGCTCGAAGACGTGGGCCGCTTCGCATCGGCCAACATGCGCAAGGACCATCGCGGCTCGCAGCTCATCCGCCTCCTCTCCATCCCGCAGGCCGACGGCAACTTCCGCCAGGACGCCGCGCTGATGCAAGAGATGATCGAGTACTGCGAAATGGACGTCAACGCCATGCGCGCCGTCTCCAAGGCCATGCGCGACCTGACCGCTGACGAGCTGGCTGACTACCACGTCAACGAGCGCATCAACGACCGGGGCGTGCTGGTCGACACCGCCTTGGCCAAGGCCGCCATGCGCTACGCGCAGGACGAGCTGGTCGAAATTCAAGACGTGGTGGCCGAGGTTACGAACGGCGAGATCACCAGCGTGCGCAGCCCCAAGATGCGCGAGTGGGTGCTGGCGCGTGTCGGTGACGAGGCCAAGAAGCTGATGGTCGTGCACAAGGACGGCGAGGCCAAGTATTCAATCGACAAGACAGTGCGAGCTAACCTGCTCGCGATGGAGAATCCCGATGAAGTACCACCCGACGTGGCGGAAGTCATCCAGTGCGCCGACGACCTCTGGGCGTCGTCGGTTGCGAAGTTCAGCCGCATGGCAGCGCTGGCAGACGTCGAAGATAGCCGAGTCCGAGGCGCTTTTGTATTCGCTGGGGGTTCCGCCACTGGCCGTGCATCGAGCTATGGATTACAGGTGCACAATTTCACTCGCAAATGCGTTGAAGAACCTGATGCAGTACGCATGGCTATGGTCCGAGGACACGCCATCGTTCCCAAATATGGCAAGCGCGTCACCGACGTCCTCAAAGGCATGCTCCGACCCGCCATCACCCCAGCCCCCGGCAAACAGCTTATTGTCGCGGACTGGTCGGCGATCGAAGCGCGTGTGACGCCTTGGCTCTCCAACTGCCCCGCTGGCGACAAGAAGTTGCACGTGTTTGCCAAGGGCGAAGACGTCTACAAGGTCAACGCCGCTGCAACCTTTCACACGACTTACGATCAGGTCAACAAAGACCAACGCCAGATCGGCAAGGTGCAGGAGCTCGCTTGTTTTTCCGCTGAAACCAAAGTCTTGACCAATAACGGAGTCAAGACTATAGTGGAGGTTCAATTAACTGATCAACTATGGGACGGTGTGGAATGGGTGACTCATCAGGGCGTGATTTACAAGGGCCAACAGCAAGTTATCAGCGTGTGCGGAACCGAGGTAACGCCGGATCATCTGATCAGCATCGGAAGCTCATGGAAGCCGGCATGGCAACTCGTTTCAAACAAACAGTTGCTGATCCAAGCGTTGGAAGCCGGTTCGGCTTTCTTACCGTCTTGGGCGTTGAGTTTCGCTTTCAAGGCGCCTGTCGAATGCGGATGGTTAGAGTCCAGTGTGATTGCGGTGCAGAACCGCATTTGGTCTACTTTTACAACCTTCTCAAAGGCGCGTCTACGCGGTGCTCTACGTGCGCAAAAAAAGCGGCAGGGTTTTGGCGAAAAGATTTTTTCAAATATGCCGATGCCTGTCCTGACGATGACCATCGACGGCGGCTACTCAACCGGCTATCTGCTTGCAAAAACAGATGCCACAACCCCAAAGATCGAGGTTATCCAAACTACGGCGGCAGGGGGATATATTTATTTGAGCCCTGGCGCACTGACAAAGCCGCATTTCTCCGATACGTTGTCACCCTTGACGGATGGGATCAGCCGCATCTTGAGCTGGATCGCATCGACGTCAACAAAGGTTATGAGCCGGGCAATCTGCGGTTTGTTACGCGGCAAATCAATCGAGACAATCAACGCAAAGTCCAAGACATGCAACGGTACATCCTCGAACTTGAGGCCCGTGTACGACATCTTGAACAGCGGCTCGCGCAATCGGTTCACCATTCTGACTGAGCAAGGCCCGTTGATTGTGCATAACTGCGGTTTCGCTGGCGGCGTGGGCGCCTTCGCGGCCATGGGCCGCATCTACGGCGTGAACCTGCCCGAGTCTGACGCGCGTCGCATGGTGGACGCCTGGCGCCGTGCCAACGCATGGTCGGTGCCGTACTGGCAGTCGCTTGAGGAAGCGTACACCCGCGCGATGCGCAACCGTGGCCATGAGTTCACCGCAGGCCGCGTGGCGTATCTTTTCGATGGCCAGCACCTTTGGTATGTACTGCCGTCTGGCCGCGTGCTATGCTACCCCTACGCTCGTTTGGAAAGCGATGGGATAACTTACGCCAAAGCATCGTGGAAACCCGCAGCGGACGCCAAAGAGTGGCCCCGCGCGCGGCTTTGGAAGGGTCTGGCGTGTGAGAATATCACCCAGGCCACCGCTAACGACATCCTGCGCCATTCGCTGCGTGAACTAGACGCGAAGAGGCTCGATGTGGTGCTGCATGTGCATGATGAAATCGTGGTTGAGTCTGATCAACCCGAGGCTGCGCAGGCGGTGCTCGAGCAAGTGATGACGACCCCGCCCGCATGGGCATATGGGCTGCCGCTGGCCGTGGAAGGCCAAGTGATGCAGCGTTATGGAAAGTAAAACGCCCGTCGGTGTGGAGCCGAGCGGGCGTTTTTTGCCGGAGAATCAAACGTGGAGTTCTTAGATTTTATAGTAAACCTAGCCCCTGAGGGCGAAACCGCACTGATTGTGCGTCAAAAACCACAGCTCAAGGATCAAGAGCTGCAATTCCACGCCGATGGGGCCATCAAGTGCACCTGGCCGGCATATCTGCCCAGCAAGTGGAGAGACAACGGCTGGGCGTGGTACGGCAACACGGCGAGCTTTGTGATCGACCGCTTTGAGGAGGGCCGCGTCTCAGCGTCTGCCGCCAATTGCGACTACGTGCTGGTGATGGTGCTGGACGACGTGGGCTCGGACAAAGTGCCCAACACCTGCCCGCTGCCGCCCACCTGGAAGATGGAAACCAGCCCCGGCAACTATCAGTGGGGCTACGCCTTTGACGTCGATAACCAGCCCACCAAACGCGAGTTCGCTGCGGCCATCAAAGCCATCGCCGCTGCGGGCTACACCGACGCTGGCGCCATTAACGCTGTGCGCAACTTCCGCCTGCCAGGCTCGGTCAACCTGAAGCCCGGCAAGGACAATTTCGCCGCGCAGCTGGTCGAGTTCACCCCCGCCCGCGCCTACACCTTGGCCCAGCTTTGCGAGGCCATGAACGTCACCTACGACGTCGCCACCGCTGACGAGTTCCGCCCCATCCGCATCAGCGACGACGGCACTGATGACGTGCTGGCGTGGCTCTCAGGCCAGGGCCTGCTAGTCTCACGCCCCAACCTCGAGGGCTGGTGCGGCATCATCTGCCCCAACAGTGCCGAGCACACCGATGGCAACCCCGAGGGCCGCTACCTGCCCACCAGCCGGGCGTTTGTCTGCTATCACTCGCACTGCGTCGACTTCGATAGCGCGGCGTTCCTCCAGTGGGTTGAGGCTAATGGTGGCCCAGCCCACCGCCCCGGCCTGCGCGACGAGCTGCTGGCCGCTAAGATGGCCGGCGTGTTCGACAAGATCAAACCCACCGAGGCGTTCCCCGACGAGGCGGCCAAGGCCATCGCCGAGGTGGAGCGCAAAGAGCTTGGCCGTATCGACAAGGCGGCATGGTATGAGCGCTTTGCTTATATTCAGGACGACGAGTCGTACTTTGACATGCAAGACCGCCGGGAGCTTAGCCGCGCCACGTTCAACGCGCTGTTCCGCCACGTTAGCTGCAAGTCTATTCACAATGGCCGTCGCATCGAGGCGTCGGTCTGCTTTGACGAGAACCGCCAGGCCATGGGCGCCCGCGCCTTGGTCGGTATCACCTACGCCGCCGGCGAGGGCGTGCTGGTGGCCCGCGATGGCGACGTCTACGGCAACCGCTGGCGCGACGCCAGACCGCCGATCGGGGCCGGTGGCGACATCACCCTCTGGCTGCGTCACTGCGAGGCGCTGGTGCCCGATCAACGCGAGCGCGAGCACCTTTTCAACATCATGGCGTTCAAGGTGCAGCACCCCGAGGTCAAGATCAACCACGCGGTGCTCCATGGCGGCGATCAGGGCTGTGGCAAGGACACCATGTGGGCACCGTTTATCTGGGCCGTGTGCGGCCCTCAGTTCAAAAACCGGGGCCTGCTCGACAACGACACCCTCGGGTCGCAGTGGGGTTACCAGCTCGAGTCCGAGGTGCTGATCCTGAACGAGCTGAAAGAGCCCGAAGCGAAGGACCGCCGGGCGCTGGCCAACAAGCTGAAACCCATCATCGCCGCCCCTCCCGAGATGCTGACAGTCAATCGTAAGGGTTTACACCCATATGACATGCTGAACCGCATGTTTGTGCTGGCGTTCTCGAATGATCCAGTTCCGATTTCATTGGACAGCCAGGATCGCCGTTGGTTCTGCGTCTGGTCGACTGCGCCGCGCATGAACCCAGACGAAGCCGCCGCCATGTGGCGTTGGTACAAGTCGGGCGGGTATGAGGCCATCGGCCATTGGCTGCACCACCGCGACGTGAGCGCGTTCAATCCGTCGGCAGCGCCGGCCATGACTGAATTCAAGGCCAACCTCGTCGAGCATGGTATGAGCATGGCCGAGAGCTATCTGGTCGACTTGATGCGCGAGCGGCGCGGCGAGTTTGCCAAGGGCGTGGTCGGCTCGCCGTTCCATTCGCTATGCGATCGGGTGGCCTCCGGTGCACCTTCTGGCGTTAAGGTGCCCCAGGCGGCGTTGTTGCATGCGTTGAAGGAGGCCGGCTGGGTGGATTGTGGTCGCCTCAAGTCGCGCACCTTCGACACCAAAAAGCACATTTTCTGCGCCCCTGACATGATTCGCCACAGTAAGTCCGAGCTGCGCGACATGGTGGAGGAGGCGCCTTCCCCGCTCATGGTGCGCGTCAAATAAAAAAAGCCCCGGCGATTAGGCCGGGGCAACTAGGGTCGACAACTGCTAAAGACCGAGGAGAACGGCCAAGAGCCCCGCCAGTATAGCGGCAATCAGCGCGGCCAACATAGCGGCGCCTCCTCCGCATCGGACGGGTAGCGCGGCCCCTTGGGCTCGCGATAGGGTGGAAGGGGGAAGGGTGGGAAGGGCCAGGTCATACGTCGTTGTCCAAAATCTCGCCCTCGAGGTCGTCGACCATCTCATGCGGCAGCATGGGCAGGATGTCGACGTCGCGCACGTAAACGTTCACGACAGTAACGCTGGCGGGGTAATCGGGTTCCAGTTTCATGCCTGAGATGGGCTCTCGGGCGCCGATCTCCTCGGGCTCAAATTCAAAGTAACAGAGCAGCTGCACCCCTTCGCGTTCCAGCCATGCGCTGCGCAGCCCCTGGGGCAAAGGCGGCGGCGCCAGGAAGGGCACCGGCTGCACGGCCTTCGCCAGCTCATCAAAGAATAGGTTTTTAATGCGGCTCATGTCGTCACCCTCCGCGCCTCTTGGCGCCCTTGGTCGATGAGGCGGCGGGCCTCTGCTTGGTTTGTTTGATGTTCCGTGCGCAGCATAGCGCGGATCACCTCCGCCCGCGCCCTGGCGGCGTCTGGCGTGGTGGCGCGTTCGTATTGATAGCCGGCTTTGATGTAGTCCGCTTCGGTGTAGTGCATCATTGCAGCATCTCCCGCAGCTTTGCGTAGTGGCTTGGATGTATCGCCATGCCCTCGAGTGCTTGGATCAATTCCAGCGCGGCGGCGCGTATCTGCGCGGGCGTGGCTTTGCGTGCCTTGACGACTGGCGGCGGTGCGATGTAGTCGGGATCGACCTCCTCGACGACTTCGGGCCATTGGGCGTCCAGCATGGGCGCGGGCATATGATAGCGCGGGCAGTCGTGCTGCACGCGCGCCTGCACGCCGTCAAATTGGCGGTTGAAAAGGTGCACGTAGTCCGAGGTGCTCATTCCAGGGACAAACGCCGGATAGTCGCGCCGGATGGGCGTGCTTTGCGGGCTTTTGATCTTAGGCAGTTTCCCGCTGTCGATTATGGCGCGGTACTTGGCCGCATTGGCCTCGGTGACGGTGTAGCGGGTGGTGGCGTGTTGAATCGTGATCATGCTGTTTGCTCCTCGGTTTCGTCATTGGTTGCGCAGGCGTCGCACTCGCCCGCCCATTTAGCGGCGTAGTGGGCCATGTCGTCGTATGAGTCAAAGTCGTGCTCCTCGCCGCAGTCCGGGCAGGAATAGGACCATTGGACGTCGAAGCCGATCGAGCAATAAACGCAGCCAGGCCAATCTTCGGACCAGACCCAGACATTGCCGCTGTTTTCGTTTACGCCTGCTTGCGCGTATTTGTCCAGTGTCAGGCCGGCGGCGCGGATGGCTTTGATGCAGTCGGTCAGGCGGTCAAGGTCTGCACCTTGGAATTGTTCAAAAAGGTTATTCATGTGTGTTCTCCTAATTAGATTGCGAAGGCCACCCAGGTGATGGCGTAGATGGTAGCGACGACTGCGGCGGCGGTGACCCAGATGCGCAGGGTGCTGGGTGCGTCGATCGGGTCGGGCGTGTAGTGCTGGCGGTAGCGGTTCATTGCTGGCTCCAGATGATGGGCTTGTCCATTTCGCGGCGAGCCAGCCAGCAGTCGCTGGTGAGCTTAAAAGCGATCGCGGGCTTTTCATTGCGGGCGAATTGCTGGCGCATGGCAAGCCAGTCGGTCTGCTTGCCAACGTTCACAATGTCGTCGCAGATAAAAAGCGCGTCGAAGTCGTCGACGTCAATGGCGTGCTGCGCGGTGTAGCGCAGACCGTTGTCGCGGATGGATCGGATGACGCGCTGATAAGTTGCTTTGTTCATGTTGTCGCTCCAAGTTAAGTTGCTTAAAAAATAGGCAATTCACACTGCCTACGCGTTAATGTAAGGGAATATCTTGCAAGCATCAAACTGTTTTTTAATGGTTGACTGTTTTGTAGGGTTTTGCTACCTAGTAGCAAAAAACCTCGGTTGTGGGTGATCTGCGGATGATGGATGGATAGCGGAAAAGCGAGGAGGTTGTCCACGTCGAGGCCCGCATGAAATAAGGGCTGGCGGGCTTTGTGGATAATGTGGACTATTATTAGATATCATATCAGTTGAATGTAAGTGTATACAATCTGACAGAATATGGGGCTGCGTTGCGCTCCGTGGAGCCACGCTAGTACCCTGTTTTCAAAAAGTTGTCCACGGAGGCCTCTTTTTGCTACCTTTTTTCTCCTAAGCCTTTGATTTATAAGGCTTTTTTCCGTGGACAATTCTTTGTCCACGCGTTTGACCCACAAGATTGACCACGCGCACGCCAGCGCCAGAGCTTGGTGGACATTGTGGACAATCAGTCAATCAGTTGTCCACGTTGTCCACGCTGGTGCGTGGCTGCGCGGCCAAGGCCTTGGGGCTGGGTTGTCCACGTTGTCCATGGAATTCGGGTTTTCAGATTTCGGCCCCCGGGTAGGGCCCTGGGCCTGGCCGGTCCGGCGGCGGAGGGGCTGCAAACAAATTATTTTTATTTTTATTTTTATTTTTAATTTTTTCAGTTACCATCCGAACCACGCCATCGCGCGGCAAGGAGGAATCTTGTTCAAGTCAATACCGCTCACGTTGCGTGAAGTCAAAGCAACCGAAGCGACACTCACGCGCATTTACGACGCAGCCAAAATCGGACTGCGTGGTGACAATCTGGCGCTGGCTGCCGGCATGCGGCCTGAGGAGTACCGGCGACTGACGCAGCTAGACGAGATCGCCGCGTTGGCCGAACTCAAGGGCCGCGCCGACGGCGAGTTCGAGATCAGCACCGAGTTGCACAAGGCTGCCATGTCTGGCGACGCCAAGGCCGCACTCGCCATCCTGCAAAACGTCCACGGCTGGGTGGCCAAGCAGGCCATCACGGTCGACGTCAACCAGTCCATCAGCATCACGGCAGCACTTGCCGAAGCGCAAAAGCGCGTCCTAGACGTCATCGACGTCGAGGCCAAGACAAACCAATTGGAGAATGACCTTGACAATCCTGTACTTGAGCATCGTGTTGCTTCTAGCGCTGTGGGCGATCGACACGCTGTATAGGTAACCAGATGCAGACTACCCGATACAGTGCGCAAGACGAACAAGAACTGATGGCGCGCCTGTGGGCGCCGGCGATCAAGGACAACCCGCTGGCGTTTGTGATGTTCGCGTTCCCGTGGGGGCAGGCGGGCACGCCGCTCGAGCACTTCAGCGGACCGCGCAAGTGGCAGCGCGAGGTGTTGCAACAGATCGCCGACCACATCAAAGCAAACCACGGCAAGATCGACTTTGAGACGCTGCGCATGTCGGTGAGCTCGGGGCGCGGGATTGGTAAGTCGGCGTTGGTCAGTTGGATCACGATCTGGATGCTGTCGACGCGGATCGGCTCGACGACCATCATCTCGGCCAACAGCGAGAACCAGCTGCGCTCGATTACTTGGGCGGAGATTACAAAGTGGCTGGCGATGTCTATCAACAGCCACTGGTTTGAGGTAAGTGCGACGCGGCTGATGCCGGCGAAGTGGCTGACCGAGCTGGTCGAGCGCGACCTGCGTAAAGGCACGCGTTACTGGTCGGTTGAAGGACGGCTCTGGTCGGCGGAGAACCCCGACGCCTACGCTGGCGTGCACAACTTCGACGGGGTGATGGTGATCTTTGACGAAGCGTCAGGTATTGACGACGCTATCTGGGCGGTGACCAGCGGCTTCTTTACCGAGAACACGCCGAACCGCTTTTGGATGGCGTTCAGCAACCCGCGTCGCAACACCGGCTACTTCTACGAGACGCACCACAGCAAACGCGACTTTTGGCAGACGAAGATTGTGGACGCGCGCACGGTCGAGGGCACCGACAAGCAGGTCTACAACCAGATCATCGCGGAATACGGGCCCGACTCGAGCCAGGCGCACGTCGAGGTGTACGGTCAGTTCCCCAACGCCAATGACGACCAGTTCATCTCGGCCAGTCTGGTCGACGACGCGATGGCAAGACCGAAGTACAAGGACAACTCCGCGCCCATCGTGATCGGCGTAGACCCGGCGCGCTTCGGGGCGGACGCAACCGTCATCGCGGTCAGGCAAGGACGCGACATCGTGAAGCTGATTAAGCACCGAGGCGACGACACCATGACCGTGGTCGGCCACGTGATCGACGCGATCGAGGAGTACAAGCCAGCGCTGGTGGTGATTGACGAAGGCGGGCTGGGGGCTGGCATCGTCGATCGGCTGAAAGAACAGCGGTACAAGGTGCGGGGTGTGAACTTTGGCAACAAGGCCAAGAATCCCATCATGTACGGCAACAAACGGGCGGAAATGTGGGGTGAAATGCGGGATTGGTTGAAGTCGGCGAGCATACCGCTTGACAGATTCTTGAAAACTGATCTAATTTCGCCTATGATGAAGCCCGATTCGCGTGGCACAATCTTTTTGGAGAGCAAAAAGGACATGAAAGCTCGCGGTTTAGCATCACCGGACGCAGCAGACGCCATTGCAGTGACGTTTGCGTTCCCCGTGGCGCACCGTGAGTACCGCGAACCGACCCGCGTGGCCCGCTCGTATGGGCCAAGCGCCGTAGCAACTGGCTGGATGGGAGCGTAAATGGCTAAAAAAGGCGTATCGCTAAGCGTTGGACGCGGTGAGAAGCTGCCCGTCAGCAAAGGCGCGGGGCTGACCGCCAAGGGCCGCGAAAAATACAATCGCGAGACGGGCTCGAACCTCAAGGCGCCCGCTCCCAATCCTAAGACCAAGGCTGACGCAGGGCGTAAAGCCTCGTTTTGCGCCCGGATGGAGGGCGTCGTCAAGCACGCCAAGGGCGACGCAGAGCGCGCCAAAGCCTCACTCAAACGCTGGAAGTGTTGATCATGGCCACGAAACCCGGCTTATACAGTAACATTCACGCTAAACAAGAGCGCATCAAAGCTGGCAGCGGCGAGAAGATGCGCAAGCCTGGCACCAAGGGTGCACCGACGGCCAAAGCGTTCAAAGAATCGGCCAAGACGGCCAAGAAAGGCAAGTGACCATGCCACTCGTAAAAAGCACCAGCAAAGAGGCGTTCCGCAAGAACGTGAAGGCGGAAGTCAACGCCGGCAAACCCGTCAAGCAGGCGGTCGCAATTGCGTATGCCACCAAACGTGCGGCAGCGCAAAAAACACCGGCAAAAAAGAAGTAATATGGCAACAGACTACACCGGCATCAACGCCGCAGCCGCAGTTGCTGTCGGTGGCTCCGCCAGAGACAAGAGCGACGCAGACATCCTGGCACTCGCGCGCTCGCGCATGACCATGGCCATCTCGGCCACGTCCGAGAGCCGCGAAGATGAGCTGGATGACCTGCGTTTCATGGCAGGCTCGCCCGACAACCAGTGGCAGTGGCCCGCCGACGTGCTGGCCACCCGTGGTGCGGTGCAGGGCCAGACGATCAACGCCCGCCCCTGCCTGACAATCAACAAGCTGCCGCAGCACGTTCGCCAAGTGACGAACGACCAGCGCCAGAACCGCCCCTCGGCCAAGGTGATCCCAGCCGACGACAACGCGGACGTCCAAGTGGCCGAGGTGTTCGACGGCATGATCCGTCACATCGAGTACATCAGCGACGCCGACGTGGCCTACGACACCGCCTGCGAGAACCAGGTGACATACGGTGAAGGCTACATCCGCATTCTGACCGAGTACTGCGACGACAACACGTTCAACCAAGACCTGAAGATCGGACGCATCCGCAACAGTTTCAGCGTCTACATGGACCCGCTGATCCAAGACCCGTGCGGGGCCGACGCCCAGTGGTGCTTCGTGACGGAAGACATCACGCACCGTGAGTACGAGGAGCGCTTTCCCAACGCCACGCCCATCTCGACGATGGAAACGCTGGGCGTGGGCGACCAAGGCATCAGCCAGTGGATCAACGAGAACACAGTCCGCATCGCTGACTACTATTACTACGAAAATACTAAGCGCATTCTGCACCTGTACCCGGGCAACATGACCGCGTTTGCTGGCACGCAGGAAGACAAAGACCTGAAGGCCCTGTACGGCAAGCCGCTCAGGAAGCGCGAGGTCGACGTCAAGCAGGTCAAGTGGTGCAAGATCAACGGCTACGACATCCTCGAGAGCACCGACTGGGCGGGCAAGTTCATCCCCGTCGTTCGTGTGATCGGCAACGAGTTCGAGGTCGATGGCCGCATCTTTATCAGCGGTTTGGTACGAAATGCCAAAGA